GCTGTATTTACCCAGACCAACCAAGCAATGACAAACAAGCAACGCTTGACACAATTGTTTTTGTGTGTTAGAGCCACACACTTGACATATATAAATTTCATTGTATAATATAGCCACGAATAAGAACACGAATGTTTTAGCTTGTCAAGGTGACGACAGGAGGGGACGCAAAAATATTAAAGAGGCGGTGATAGTATAGAAATACCACTAATGAATTTCCATTAATAATTGTATTACAAATCATATACACCTATCTATATAATGTATTACACGCCATAAAAGAAAACGAATTTTTTAATTCGCTTATAAGTGTGTACTGATATTTATTTGTTTTAAGTTATTTTAAGGGAGTGTAGTGTTATATTTTTTGGTTGTATATCGTTACTATCGTTATATACCTACCCTCCTTTGAGATAAGAATACGGCTCTATCCATAGGAATACAAGAATTGTAATTCCGTAGATAGATATACCCCGTATCTTAATGATACTACTACAACTCTCTCTTACTCCGTAACTAGGGTTTGTGTTCCCACATCATCGTTACTCTTGTAAAAGGTAATCATATAACGCAAGTAGATTAGTTTAACGTTATATGCAGTGAATACTTGATTCCCTCCTCCTCAATTAAGTATCCGTTTCTTCTCCACATTCTCAGTCGTGGATTTATCCAACTGTAAATATAGTATAGCATATTTTTAAAACTTTGTCAAGTCTTTTTTGTATTAAATTAGTAATAATACTTGACTTATCGTCAAGACCACTTGACATATTATTAAAAGTATGATATAATATGTATATGATTAAAAAAATAAAAGAGGAGTCAATTGTTAATGGTTTTGAAGTGGGGAATTTGAAGATAGTTATTCAAGGAGTTCCTGATGGTAAAACAGGAAGAATTATTAAAGGTGTATTCTGTACACTTAATGTTAAGAAAGAGGACAAGAAAGAAAGTATAAACTTTGTACTTGCTTTAGATAGTGTTCCTGATTTTAAAAAACATATTCTTAGTATGATAAATCAAGCCATAGAATTACATAGTAAGAAAGATAAAAAAGTAATTAATAAATAGTATGAATAAAAGTGAAATTGTAATAGATAAAAATACACTTACACCTGAAGAACTAGAAAATACTAAACTTATAACACTTCCTGATGGTTCACAGGAAGAAGTTTATATTTCAAGAGCAGGTAATATTGTAATGAAACCTGAAGACAGAGGTAGGAGTAGAGTTGATTTAGAACGTAGACAGAACTGTTGGAATTTATATGTTAAGAGTTTGAGAACAGGGCAACCTAGTGCTAAACAAGCTGCCTTAGATGCAGGTTTTTCTCCGAATACAGCTATTAATATTAGACAGATGGCTTGGTTTAAAGATAACCTAAAGAAATTAGGTAGGTCTTCAATGGTATACAAAGCAGAACGTAATCTTAAAAGAGCATTAGATGTTCAATGGAGTAAGATGAAGATATTAGAAGATGGAACAGAAGAAGAAGTAATTGATAAAGATGTATTTAGAACTGTTGTTGATGTTTCTAAATATGTTACTGGAACTCTTGCTAAAGATGAAGGTTATTCTACAAAGACAGAAGTTAAGGGTAGTATGGAAGGTGAAATTAAGATTAATAGCATATCTTATGCAGACCCAGTTGAGATTGAGAATCATGTGGTAGATGAAGGTATTAAAATGATTGAGGAAGTTGTATTAGAAGAAATAAAAGAAAAACAAGATGGAAATAACACTACCATTTAAGTTTGCACCTAGAGCATATCAAATTCCAATTCTTAGAGCTTGGGATAGTGGTATTAAACGTATGTTTTGGGTTGCTCATAGACGTTCAGGAAAAGATAAAACTATATTTGCTAACCTTCCAAAAAAGATGATGGAACGTAAAGGAACATACTACTACTTCCTTCCTACTTACAGTCAGAGTAAAAAGGTTATCTGGACAGGTGCCGATAAAGACGGATTCAAATTCCTGGACCATTTTCCAAAAGAAATAGTTAAATCAATCAACCAATCAGATATGATTATAGAACTTATTAATGGTTCTATTCTACAAATGGTTGGAGCAGATAATATTGACCGAATTGTTGGAACAAATCCTATTGGAGTTGTGTTTTCAGAGTACTCTCTTATGAAACCTGATGTATGGAACTTTATATCACCTATTCTTAGAGAAAATGATGGTTGGGCTATATTTATTATGACACCTAGAGGAATAAATCACGCTTGGGATTTAATGAAAACAGTAGAACACGACCCTAATTGGTTTGTTCAGACTCTTACAGTTGATGATACTAAAGCACTTTCACCAGAAGCATTAGAAGAAGCTAGAAAAGAAATGCCACAAGACCTGTTTAAACAGGAATATTACTGTACTTTTCTAGATAATGGACTTGGATTCTTTAAACGTATTGACGAAAATACATACAAGATGGAAGATTATCAACCAAAAGAGCTTGCATTGTATCAATTAGGAGTAGACCTTGCTAAATATAATGACTTTACAGTAATTTCACCATTTAATCTCAATGATTTTCACCTTTTAAAGCAAGATTCATTTAACCAGATGGATTATAACCTACAAAAGGCTAGAATTGAGAATGCCTACCTAAAACATAATAAAGGAATGATAGTAATTGACTCTACTGGAGTAGGAGAACCAGTATTTGATGACCTTTATTCAAGAGGAATGAATATTACTCCTTTTAGATTTAATAGAAGTAGCAGAACTGATTTATTAAAGAACCTTCAGATACTTTTAGAACAAGATAAGATAAAAATACCAAACGATGATGTGCTTATAACAGAATTAAAATCAATGACTTATAGTTTAAATGATAATGGAACAACTTCTATACAAGTCCCCGAAGGGAAACATGACGATAGAATAATGTCTTTGGCTCTTTCTGTATGGCAAATACCCCAACAACCTATACATATTAATAATTATACTAGAAGTATACAAACTGGAGGAGTAGAACCATTTTACCCAGAAATGGGATTCTAGTTAAAACACTTGACAAATAATTCAAAGTGTGGTATACTAAGAAAGTAAAAACTAATTTATATATAAATGGATAAAAACTATCAAATAATAGCAGACCATATTAGGGATAAAGATGAGTCTGTAAAATTTAAAGAACGTAGATTCAACCAGTGGAATGAAAGCTATAGTCTTTATAGAGATAAAGTAAATACTAATAGATTGACACAGCGACAACCTGTGAATATTCCTATTATTAGAGAAACAATTCAGACTTGGATTTCTAAGATTGATGAAGCTCCTAAATTAAAGTTTGAAACAAGAGATAAAAGTAATAAAGATAAAGATGCAGAAATAGTAATGAATGAACTGTATGATTATTACTATGATAAGTTAAAACTTGATATACTAGATAATGCAGAAAAGAAAATTGTTGGACTACAAGGTAGAGGTTTTAAGAAGATAGGTATTAGTAAGGGGGAAATATTTATTGACCTTATTGACCCTTATGATATTGAAATTGACCCAAGAGTAAATCCAATAGATATTGAAACAGCAAATTATGTTATTCACACTCATATATATCGTTCCTTGCGTGAGATACTCGCAAATCCTAATTACACTCCTGAGGGAAAGAAGGAACTTAAACAATTCTTAGACACTAAGAGAGGTATTCTTAAAGCAGCAGAAGATGAACAGTCTTACCAAATGCGTAAAGAAAGATTAGAAAATCTTGGAGTAACTAACTTTGACGAGTATGGAGCAAGTGATGTTATAGTAGAACTTAATGAAAGTTATAAATTAGTATGGAATGAAGAAGTAAAACAATTTGTTCGTCATATCAGAACTATCGCAACAGATTCAGTTGTTCTTTCAGATAAACCACTCAAAGAAGCTATTGGTATTAGGAAACTTCCTATTGTTAGTTGGGCTTCAGACCCAGATGCAGTAGATTTCTGGTCTGATGGTATTGCTGATAATGTTCGTCAAATAAATAAAGTTGTAAATATGTATTTCTCACAAGACTTAGAGAATAGAACATATCGTAACTTTGGAATGTATTTCTTTAATACAATGAATGGAACATTTCAACCTAGAGCATTTGACCCAAAGCCATTTGGAATGTATGGACTACCAGGAAATCCTTCAGAGATAATGAAACAAGTAGAAATTAATCCACTTGGAGATGTAACAAATAATATTAATTACCTAAAGGATATGATTCAATCTTCAGTAGCTCAAACAGCTATTGAGAGAGGTGAAAAACAACCAGGAGAGCAAACACTTGGACAGGTACAACTTTCATTACAGAACTCACAAGGAAGAAATAGTGTTGTTTCAAAGAATTATCGTAGAGCTTGGAAAGAATTAGGTTGTTTATTTTATGATTTGTTAAAAAACAACAATGTTATATCAGTAACTCTATTTAAGAAAGGACAGGATGATAACTATGAAGCAAAACAAGTATTTAGTTCAGATTACATAACCCCACAAGGTTATGAAGTTAAAGTAGAAGTTGAAGCAGAAGCAAATATGGCAGATGACTTTGATTTGAAGAAGATACAATACATAAAAAACTCATTTGCAAATAATCCTAAGGCATTGATGATTGCAAAACAAAAAGAACTTGAATTAATGAATTGGACAGAGGAGGAAATTGCATCAGTAATGGCTTTGGAAAATCCACAAGCACCACTTAATACTCCACAGGAAGCACCAAGTAAACAGCAAAATCCACAGGATTCAATTAAAAACACTAACGCCCTTCCAGGGAATATATAATTATGGACAAATGGCTTAAAAAATTGGGAGTTAAATACGAAGACCTTAATCAAGAGGAAAAAGATACTTACAAGGAGTGGGAGAGTGCAATTAGTGGTAGAAAACTTACAGATAAAGATATTCAGAAATGGTTAGAAGAAGAATTATCACAAGCAGTTTCACGATTAACAGAAGTAGACCTACCAAAAGAAACCGAGATATTTAGAAAGATGGAAGCAAGATTTATAAAGAAAGTTTTAAATTTTATTAACAGTCCTTTAGTCGAGAAGCAATATGCTGAAAAAGCTATTGAAC